ATCTATCTGATCTTCTAACTAAGAGAACAATTTCAACAAATGAATATTATCCTTTTTATGTGGTATCTGATGATTATAGAGTGTATAAATGTGTAGATAATGGAGCAACTCCTTCTAATCCTAATGGAGTTGCTTCTACAGTAGAACCAACTACTGTTGCATTTACTGAATCTGATACTGATACATATACTCCTCTGCCAGATGGTTATATCTGGAAATATATGTATACTCTGAAGCCTCTAGATGCTTCGGAATTCTTAACGACTGATTGGTTTCCAGTTCGTACCCTAACTGAAGATGATGGAACTGACAATTGGGATATCATTACTAATGCCGTTCCTGGTGGTGTGTATAATATTAAAGTAACTAACGCAGGATCTTCTTATAGATGCCTTCCTGCTACAGATAGTGATAATGATGGTTCAAATGGATTTACTTATACTATAACTGGTTCTGGCCCTTATACAGTAACAATAACATCCCTCACACCAACAACAACCCCAAATTTCTATGATAATTATACATTCTATACAAAAAATTCTTCTGGACAAATTATAGATGTAATTAAAATTACAAGTCATACTGGAAGTGTGTTAACTCTAGCAACATCTCCAACTGCTGGATTAAAAGGATATATAACTCCAACATTAACTATTACTGGAAATGGTACAGGATTAATTGCTGTTCCTAGAATGTCTTCAAATGCCATAAGAGAAATACAAATTAACAATCCAGGAACTGGATATAGTGAATGTTCTATAACAATTACTGGAGATGGTGGATCTGGTGGTCTTGTAGAAGCTATTATCTCTCCATTTGGTGGACATGGTTCAGATCCAGTTACTGAACTTGGAGCATTCAATCTATTAACCAAGGTTAAATTTGAGGGAGATGAAGGTGGAGTAATTGTTTCTTCTAATGAATACAGAAAAATTGGATTGATAACAAATCCTCTTGTTTATGGCTCGTTAAAAACAGCGCAGGCCAGAGTAGGTTTAACAACTTCTCAGATGACTCTTGCTTCAACTGATTCTTCTACAAATGACATCCACAATGGAAAGAAGATTTATATCTATTCTGGAAAGGGAAGAGGACAGTTAAGAACTGTTAGTGATTATGTTGGTTCTACTAAATTGTTAACTGTTACAGAACCATTTGATATTCTACCTGATAATACTTCATCATACGGTTTCTTATCGACGGATTCTGTAATCAATCAGTGTCTAGTTTTAAACTATTCTTCTATATCAGGTCCAACTATTCAACCAGATACTACTATCTATCAAGGAACTCCTGGTTCAGAAACAGCAATCGGAACTGTCGTTCAACATGATACAGTAAATAATAAAGTTTATATCACGAATCTTTCTAAGTCTTCTGGAGCAGTCACAACGTATCCATATTTTGGAACCATTTCAACAACAGCAGGTACTTCTACATTTACAACAACTAGCGTGAATAACGTTGGTGTTCATCCAAACACAGGAACTGTATTGTATGTTGAAAATAGAACACCACTTTCAAGATTCGTAGAACAAATCGAAGATATTAGAGTTATCATTCAATTCTAAGAGGATTAAATGCCAGCAATTTCAGAATTAAATTCAGCGCCATATTGGGATGATTTTTCTCCAGAGACTAAAGATTTTTTAAGAATTCTTTTTAGACCTGGATATGCAGTTCAAGCCAGAGAATTAAATCAATTACAATCTATCTTACAAACTCAAGTAGAAAGATTCGGTAATCATATTTTCAAAGAAGGATCAATTGTTGTTGGTGGTATGACAACAATTAACACTAAATCTAGAAAATATATTAAAATTCAAGATAATTATAATGGTGTTGAAGTCTCAGTGTCTTCTTTCTTGAATAAGAAAGTTACTGGTTCTATAACTGGCGCACAAGCTTTGGTTGTTGCTATTGCTGAAAAAGAAGGCTCCGATCCGAAGACTCTTATTATCGAACCTCTAAATGGTTTCGATTTCGATGAATTTGGTGAAACGATTAATGCTGAAGGTGGTGGATCTTGTTTAGCTGCTGCTTCTGGAGTTATTAGTGGTCCATCTTCTACAGCTTCTATCGATAGTGGTATTTTCTACACAAAAGGCTTCTTTGTAATCTGTCCACAACAAACAACTTATCTAGAAAAATACACTAGATTAGCTAATGCGAAAGCAGGTCTCTTATCTGAGATTGCTATTATCGATGAGGGAGATGATGTAACTCTCCTAGATAACGCCACAGGATCATATAACTATGCTGCACCTGGTGCACATAGATTAAAAGTTAATCTAACATTGACTTCAAAAGCTTTAGACTTCACTGAAGAAGCTGATATCTTTATCGATCTATTAGAAGTAAGAGAAGGGCAATTATATAAGCAAGTTACAAGACCAATCTATTCTGAAATCGAAAAGACTTTAGCAAGAAGAACCTTTGATGAATCTGGCGATTACACTGTAAAACCATTTTTAGCCGATATTCAAAATCATCCATCAGATAATAACAAATTGCGTGCATATATTGAATCCGGAAAAGCTTATGTTAAAGGGTACGAATTCGAAACTATTGCAAGACAATATGTTGATCTAGATAAACCAAGATCGAATTCGGACGATTCAACATTAAACGGTTTCGATATTGGAATGAATTATGGTAATTATGTTGTTGTTACTGTAGACGAAAGTTACCCAGATGTTTCTTCATTAGAAACTCTCTACCTATATAATGCTGCTGGTGGTGAATTAGGAGCATGTAGAGTTTCTTCTATCCAATATGATTCTACTATTGGCGGTGTTAAAAGATATCGTTTTTATCTCTTTTCTATATTCTTAGCTGCGGGTAATGGTTTCAGTGACGTGAGATCTTTGAGATCTGCAAATGGTTCTTCAAAGAAATTCGATCTAGTTCCAGTAGATTCCGGTTCGACTGGATTGCTATTTGGAACAGATACAGCGAGCTACATTTTTGAAACAGGATTGCAAGCAGTAAGAACATTTAAGATCGAAGATTCTCTAAATCCTGGATCATTTACTGCTGCGACAGACACAGAATATCAATATAAAGGTGTATACACATCAGTTTCTTCTGGAACAAGTTTTGCTTGGACTGTAGGTTCTAATGAAACACTTCAGACTGGAACAGATACAACCACTAAAGAATCTCACTACTTAGTTATCAACAATTCTGATAATGAACAAATAACTAATTTTGATATAACAATCACAAATTCTTCAAGAACTGCAACAATCAGTAATTTAAATGGATCTGGTGCAACTGCTTCTTCTGGTATTTCTGTTATTTACACAGTTAACGCAAATTCCACTACTCCAAGAATTAAAACTCTTGTAGAACCAAAAACTAATTCCGGCTTCGCTAGAATTGGTCCGAATTCACCAACTACAATTAAGTTATCTTCAACTGCAAACTCCTCTGTATCTAACTATTATCAAAATGGTCTGATCAAGATTTTGTATGGTACTGGAGCAATGACTGGTGCAACTGGATTTACAATTGCATCGTACGATGAAACTACTCAAATTGCGACAATTTCAGGAGCGACTGGATTCTTAGCTGTACCGGACGAATCTTCTTATTACGAAATCGCCCCACCAACTACATCTTTCGTTTATAATGCTGATTCACTTTCAAACGGAATCAAATATTTCACAACAGCAATCACAAGTGATAATAATCTATCACTGACTGTTCCTGATGGGATTAGAATTGTTAAGATCTTGAATTCCACTTCTCAAGCAGATTGGTTTGATCCGACCAAAGATGTTACTAATAAATTTGGTTTCGATAATGGACAAAGAGATTTCACATACGAATATGCGCAATTATCTTTGGCTCCTGGACAAACAGTCACTGGTGCTATAAACGTATTCTTTGAATACTTCACTCATTCTGGATCTGGTTATTTTAATGTTGATTCTTATCCTTCGTACGATAAGATTCCTTCTTTTTCTTCATCAAAAGGAAAAACATTTGATCTGAGAAATTGTGTAGACTTCAGACCTGTTAGAAATCAAGATCCTGCTACTCCAGGATCAGGTCCCTACTTCAGTACTGTGCTACCTATCTCTGGTTCTAATATGTCCGCTGATGTTACACATTGGTTATCTAGAATCGATAAGATAGTTGCGACAACCGATAGATCATTTAAAGTTATCAAGGGAAATTCGAATATCTCTCCAAAAGAGCCGGATGACCTTGATAATGGTATGACTCTGTATACTGTCAGATATAATCCATACACTTTCAATAATAAAGATATTACTCTACAATATATCGATAACAAGAGATATACAATGAGAGATATTGGAAGAATCGAAAAGAGAATTGAAAATATCGAATATTATTCTCTACTCAATATGTTAGAAAGAGAAACTGCAACATTAGATGTCACAGATGCTAATGGTAATGACAGATTCAAGAATGGATTCGTTGTAGATACATTTACTGGTCATGGTGTTGGTGATGTGAGCAGCATTGATTATCGTTGTTCTATCGACACACTAAAACAAGAAGCAAGACCAAGATTCTATGATAAGAATTATGATCTATTCTTGAAACCTACAGAATCAACAGGCTATACACAAAGAGGATCTCTTCTTTCTAGATCATTTAATCCTACAAATTTTATCGTCCAACCGTTCGCTTCACAATCAGTTAACGTCAATCCATATGCAGTATTCTCTTGGAGAGGTGTTATGTCCATTAATCCCACAGTGGATTTCTGGAAAGACGAGAGAATTAGACCAGAAAATGTAATTAATCTAAATGGAAATAATGACAATATCCAGAATGGTATCGATTTCTCTGGTTCTACATGGAATTCTTGGGAAACTGGATTTAATGGAACAAACGATGATGATAGAGTAGAAGATAGATTAGCACGTGGTGAACTTGGAGCGAATCTTCCTGCAGCAACTATCGATGTTCTTTTAACAGAAGATTGGAGATATGAAGAAGTAAATACACCAGGCGGCAGTGGTAATGTTGCTGGTGGATTGAGAAATGCACAATGGAGAAATTGGAGAACTGGTGAGGTTAGAAATGCTGTAATCGGTCTACCTGCTGTAACTGCTCCAAGACCAGCTAATACAACTAATGGTACAAGAGTTCAAAATCAACAGAGTTCAGTAACAAGAACAAATACTGTCAGATTTGCTGATAGAGTCTTAGATGTATCTTATTCACAATGGATGAGATCGAAGACCATTACCTTTACTGCTACTGGATTGAAACCAAATGCAGTAATGTTCCCTTTTTTTGATGATGTCTTGATATCTAGATTCGTCACATGGACTGTTACCAGTGTTAATGGTTCAAATACAACAGGAACTCCAACAACAAATTCTGCAGGTTCTATTTCAGGAACATTCGTGATACCTGATGGTACATTCTTAGTTGGTGATAGAATCTTAAGATTATCTGATAATGCTCAGAATAATACTTCACTAGAAACAACTTTCGCACAATCAAGATATACTGCGAATGGCATTCTATTACACAAACAAACAGAGTCAATTAATATCAGAACAACAGAACCACAAGTTCCTGTACCACAGGATCCTTTGGCGCAATCTTTCTTCGTAGATCCTACAATTTTTCCTAATGGATTATTCATCAATTCGGTAGATTTATTCTTCCAGACTAAAGATGCTTCTATTCCAGTTACAGTTCAAATCAGACCGACTGTTAATGGATATCCTTCTTCAACAGCAGTTCTTCCTTTTGCTGAGAAGACTCTTCCACCTACTTCGGTTAATGACGACAGTGCTGTTGGATCATTGGCGACGAATTTCGAATTCCCTTCTATTGTATATCTAGAACCAGGAGAATATTCACTTGTAATTCTCGCAAATTCTACTAATTACAATGTCTGGATTGCTGAAATCGGTCAGAAGAAAATAGATTCGAATGATCTAATTACACAACAACCTTATGTTGGATCTCTATTCAAGTCACAAAATTCTTCAACTTGGACCGCAGAACAAACGCAAGATCTGAAATTTACATTAAATAGATGTTCATTTAACGAAGGATCTTTCACAGCTGTTCTAACAGATTATATCGCAGCAAGTGCAAAGACAAGAATTAAAACTGGTACTGGCACTCTTGGTTCAACAACAATTGTAGTTAATGATACAGAAGATCTACAAGTCGGTCAATCTGTCTCTGGTACTGGAATAGGAACTTCCGCTGAGATTGTTTCTATAGCAGGATTCGTATTAACTCTATCTGTTGCTAACAGCGGAACAGTTTCAGGAAATATTACATTCACAGGAAAATCTGCTGGTGATGGATCTGCGGATATAGTTTGGGTTGGATTATCTACTATAGAATTCCCAAATACGACTCTCACAAGCTCGTTTATATCTAAGCCAGTTGGTTCTTCTATCGAATCTTCATATACTACTTTCTTAGCAAATAAGAATTATGAATTCTCTGGTAGACGTGAAATTGTAGCAAATGCTGAATCGTTTAAACATAGAGTTATTGGAACAGTTACAAATAATCAAGTGTCTCCAGTAATCGATATGGAAAAGAACAATTTTATTGTTATTGAAAACGATGTTAATAACATAACCCAGAGAACTACTACAACAACTGGTGCTACTGGATTTAACGCTACAATTATTAATATTTCTTCCTCACAATTCATCCAAAATGGATCTCTGATGAAGATTGGAACTGAGTATATGAGAGTTACATCTGGTGGTGGATCTCTTGGTGCGACTGGTGTTACTGTACAAAGAGGAGCTTTAGGAACAGGATACGCAATCGGAGGAGCCACTGGAATTCTAGTTGGTGCAACTTCAATCGCTTCTGGTGCTACAGTTGTGTCTCTGGCTGAAACTTTCCCTTCTGGTGGTTCTGCAGCTTCAAAATATATCACTAGACCGATTGTTCTACAATCTTCTGCTGATTATTTGAAAGTCTATCTTACTGCTGTTAGATCATCTGGAACAGATATTAAGGTTTATTACAAAGTTAAGGCTGCAGAAGATACAGATATACTATCTAATAAATCTTGGGTAGAGATGCAGAAAGAATATCCGGGTGATAATTCTTTCTCTGTAAATGCTTTCGATTTCAAAGAATATATATTCAGACCAGATAAAGATGCATATCCAGAAAATATATCTTACACAACACAAAATGGATGGGTAACATATAATACATTCAATGAATTTGCTATTAAGATTGTATTCTTAACTACAGACACAACTGTTGTTCCTAAGATAGCAGATTTTAGAGCAATTGCACTAGATAGATTAATTTAATATATGTCTATAATACCTACACAAGCGAATAATCTTTTAAGAGATACAACTTCTAAGGCTATATTGGTAACCGACGATATAGCCAGAGAAGAATTTAGAAAGAGAGTGAATAAACAAAAGAATGCATTCGATTCTCTTAAAAATGACATAGAACAATTACAGAATTCTATGAATGATATAAATACAATTAAAGAAGAAATTCGTGAGATAAGGGAATTATTATTATGCATCTGTAGAAATAAGGAACAATAATGTCAACATTACCAAGATTAAAAAATAGCGATAATCTTTCTCAATGGGCTTCTAAGATTAATGATGGTTTCGAACAATTAGAATTAGTTGGTGAAGGAACTCTCACTACAGTAGCAGAATTGAATGCTGGCGAATTTATTGTTTATTGGGGACAATATTCCTTAACTAATACAAACAAGGCTTTCGGAACTTATTATAATACAGATGCTCCTTATCAAAATCTAGGTGATTTAACTGTAACGATTCCATCAAATAATCATATTGTAAGAAATATCTCTATCACTGATGCTGGTAGTGGATACTCGACTGCTCCATATGTCACGTTTTCTAATCCATATGTTGGATCAACAGTATTTCCAGGATCAACTGGCACAACTATTGATTCAGTTGTTGGATCTACAGGTTTTGCATCCGGGTCAATTGTTTCTAGTGCGTTCGCAATTACGGGTGCGACTGGCGTATCATATAAATTTTACAAAGCAACAACTGCTATTCCAAATAATTCTATTGTTCCTTTACATTCGAATGGTCTGGCGAATAATTGGTTATTCATTGGTAGAAATGCAAGAGCAACAGTAACTGTTTCTTCTGGTAGCATATCCGACACAACAGTTCAAGATGGTGGATATGGATATTCAACACTACCAACTTTCACAATAACACCAACTAGCGGCGGAACAGGTGCTGTTCTAACACCAGAAATGTATTCTGATGTGGTTGCATCATTAACAGTCGGATCAATCGAAAACAAATCAGAAATTACGTCATTAACAGATACAACGAGAGCAACTGATTATCTTCTTGTATATGATTCTTCTACTCTAAAGAAAATCAAAATCTCCACAATTACACCAGATGTTCCTACTGGTTCAGTTCTATTTGGTTCTCCAACAGATTCTTATACATGGGACTCAACTAATTTCCATTGGGATGATGTGAATAATAGACTAGGTTTGGGAACTAATACTCCTGATGCTCTCTTAACTGTAGCTGGTGTTGGTGCGTTCGGTGATGGTGCTACTGGATTCCCATCGATCACTAATACAGGCGATCTAGATACTGGTTTCTGGTTCCCTCTATCTAATACTATTGCAGCATCTACTGCTGGTGTGGAAAGGGTTAGAATCACATCAACTGGTGAGATTGGTATTGGAACTATATCACCTGATGCTCTCTTAACAGTAGCAGGAGTCGGAGCTTTCGGTGATGGAGCTACTGGATTCCCATCTATTACTAATACAGGAGATCTAGATACTGGTTTCTGGTTCCCTCTATCTAATACTATTGCAGCATCTACTGCTGGTGTGGAAAGAGTAAGAATTGATTCTTTAGGAAATGTTGGTATTGGAACGACCACTCTAACACACAGATTAAATGTTATAGGAGGAAGATCAACTTTTACAGCATCAAATGAATCATATGCAATCGGAGTTGGTTATTCATCGCAGAGTGTTGGATATTGGATTGGATCTAATGCCACAAACGATTCTTTGATTTTTTTGGCTGCTGGTGGTACAGAAAGAGTTAGATTTACTTCTGATGGTAATGTTGGTATTGGAACTATATCTCCATCATATAAATTAGATATCGTTGGTGACACAAATATTTCTACTGGAAGTGTTTATAGAATCGATGGCACTTCAGTATTATCTACTACAACTCTTGGTTCTAGTGTAATTACTTCTTCATTAACAACTGTTGGTGCTATCACATCAGGAACATGGAATGCAACAGTAATTACTGGTCAATATGGCGGAACTGGTGTTAATAATTCGGGTAAGACGATAACACTTGGTGGTAATCTAACTACCAGTGGTGCGTTCAATGTAACATTAATTGCAACCAACAATACTTCTATTACTCTACCAGTTTCTGGAACTCTATTAACAAATACATCTAGAACAATCGCTTTAACTGGTGACGTCACTGGTAGTATAACCTCTGATTTAACTGGAAACATTTCCATTGCAACAACTATCCAATCAACAACAATACCCGCAGGGTCGAATTGGAATGGAAATCCAATACCGGTATTGTATGGTGGAACAGGTAATAGTACTGGAAATGCTGTATCTGCCACAACTTTACAGACTTCAAGAAACTTCTCTCTAACAGGTAATGTTACCGCAACTGCAGTAGGATTCAATGGTTCTGGTAATGTTACTCTAACTACTGTTATCGGTGCTGCAGTTGTAACTAATGATATGTTAGCTGGTTCGATTGCTAACAACAAATTAGTCAATTCTTCGATCACTATAAATGGAACTTCGGTTTCACTTGGCGGATCAATAACAGTTGCTTCTATTGGTGGATCTAATACACAAGTACAATTCAATTCTTCCGGAACTCTAACAGGTTCAGCGAACATGACATTCGATGGTACCAGATTAACTGTTGCTGCATTAACAGTAACTGGTAACCTAACAGCTACACTATCTGGTAATGCTTCTTCTGCAACTATTGCAAATAGTATCACAGGTCAAGCTAATTCCGCCACAACTAATGCAACTGCATCTAATGTTGCAAATCAAATTGTTCTCAGAGATGGATCCGGTAACTTCTCTGCGGGAACAATTACTGCCGCTTTAACTGCGACCGGAATAACTGCTACTGGTATTATCTCTGCGCAAGCAGGACAGAGCAGTGGTGGGATTGCTACTGTTATTAGTGGTTTAGGTGGTGTAGAGATATTAGGTGGTGGTGGATCTAATGCTGCATTTATGTCTTTCCATAGACCAGGAGTTTTTGGTGCTTATTTTGGTTTAGATTCTGATAACCAATTCAAAGTTGGTGGATGGTCGTTTGGTGCAAATGCATATGTTCTATTACACTCTGCAAATTTCACTTCTTATTCTCCGTCATTAACTGGTTCCGGTGCTTCTGGAACATGGGCCATCAATATCACAGGAAATGCAGCCACAGCGACTACTGCTAATACAGCAACCACAGCAACTACTGCCACTTCAGCATCATCCGCAGTTACACTATCAACAAATCAATCTAATTGGTCTACTAATGGAACAATTAGTGCAGTGGTTGGTCAATTAGCTTGGAAGAATTATGGTAATGGACATACTATCTTTGATGCATCTCAAGGAACTTCTCCATCTGGTAGTTCAGTAAACAATACAAATGCTGCCACACCTTGGAGCGCAGCATATCCAACACTAATGGGTTGGAATGGAAGTAGTACTTATGGTGTCAGAGTAGATTCTGCCAGAGTTGCTGATTCAGCAACTACAGCTGGTTCTATAACTAGTCAAGCCAACTCAGCCACAATCACTGCTAGTACATCTGCAACTGCAAATACGATTGTTCTGAGAGATGCATCTGGACACATTTCCGGAAATCAAATATTCTCGTCTTACTTGAATAGTTCAGATGATGTTAGTGCCGGAAATATATCTTTTATCATGGCCAAATTTGGAGATAATTACTTAAGATCTGCAACTGCTGCAAAAGTAGCTGCGTTCATAAGCGGTCAGTCCATGAACATTGTAGGAAATGCTACTACTGCAACAACTGCATCTAATTTAACAGGTCAAGCGAATTCTGCTACCATAACTGCAACATCATCTAATGTTGCAAATCAAATTGTTCTCAGAGATGGATCCGGTAATTTCTCTGCTGGAATTATAACAGCTACGAATTATGGAGCAGTAAATGCGTCTACTGGAACTTTCTCAGGAAGAGTTTCTGGATCTGGATCGAGTTATAGATTAGTTCTACCTGTTGGAACAAACTTCTGGGCCACATAAATATAATTTTGGAGAATAAATTATGCCTGTTACTGCTGGATCTGTTTGGGTTCAAGGACAATATTTACATTTTTCCCCAACCACTACAACTAATTATCGATATCTAGGGACTTTTGTTGCAAACAGATCAGCAGGTGTTGTTGGTTCGATATGGATAGATGGACAAAATTTAAGATATTTAGATAATAATAAAGACGAAAGAGTTCTGCCTTTAGGATCAGTATCTTCACCAGCAGGTGTATCTTCTGCTATTAACGGTTCTGTTTGGATTGAAAATGTTCGATTAAATTCAATTGAAGGAACTGTCAAACAAAAAAGAGAATATCACAGTGATGTATCTTTCGCAGATACCAGTTTTGGAAACACACATACTGATATACCATTTTCTTCTGCTCACACTGATCAGAGTCACGTAGATTTTTACAGTAATTCACACAGCGATCAATTAATAATTGAAGGACCAACTGGTCCTTATCCATATTCAGATTCACACAACGACTCTCATGCCGATGTTGACTACTCTGACAGTCATTTCGATCAATTTTATAGTGACGCACACGGCGACGCATCACACGCTGATACACCGCATTCAGATCAACCAGAATTTGTCGGAAACGTATAATCATAAATAATGATAATTGAGGTTATGTGATGAGAAGATTAGATTTTGTTTTACCTGAGTGGACAAGAATTATTTGGAATAGTAATGATGCTAAATTAGTTTGGGAATCAAGAATAACTAAAATTAGTAATGCATTCTTATCTATTGAAAAGAATACTGTACTACAAGGAATGAAACCTTCTTGGTTGACTTCTATGACAGAAGTTGAATATAGAGAAACTGTTGATTCTCTAGAAAATACAGATTTCGTTTTACATATTCTAAATAAAATTCCTGTAACCAATTCTTATACTAGTTCTTCACAGAGTTATGTTGAAGGACAACCCTATAATTATAGAGTTGTTTTAACGCATAGAAATAACTTGGAAGATTGGAAAACTGCTTGGATCAACAACGATAATCTAACTATTGGTCGATTATTAGGTTTTCCTGAGTGTTGTCAAAAGTTCTTCCAAAAATATTGGGTAGACCAGAAATTCCTAGATACTTCCTGGCCAATGAGTCTTAATGGAACACAAGGTCCAAAAGAATGCAATATTCTTCTCAGATGGTTGGGTGTAAGAGCTGTTAGTCATTTACCTTGTTCTTTCGATTGTAAAGAAACTTATGACATAGCTAGAACAAACATTGAATGGGCGATTGATAATGGTTATTCGCAAGAAATGGAATGGCTAGAAGAAATGTTAGATTGGCCTGTGCAATGGAGCACACTACATGGTATTGCAGAAATCAGAACACCAATATTAAAGATTAGCACAAGAACCGATGCAACAGCTGACTTAGTTGTTGTTGATAAACAAGGTTTCAGTTATCCAAAAGAAGGTTCCAGTGGCACTAAGTTCCCTTATATTAATAAAGCAAAAAGTATTATCACCAAAAATAATGCATTCAAACGTAGTATCTTGTTAGAGAAACAATGGTTAGATAATGGTTTTTCTACTTTCGAAGCGATGTCACATAGCCATCAAATTTTATTAGAAACTCTTAATAATTTAGATAAAAATACACATTATAATATAATTGATTTTGGATGTGGTAATGCAGAATTATTGAAATCTATACAACAAACCAAATTAAAGAATAGTACTATTCATGGTGTAGAGATTGATTCTGTCAGATTCAGTAGAATCAAATATAATGTAGATAATCTTAACATAGGCGAATTCTATAATAAAAATATGTTCGATTTTTCTTCTGATTGGGTTAAAAATAGATATGATTTAGTTATATTAATGCCAGGAAGATTGACAGAATGCAACCAAGACCAAAGGATTAAATTTCTAGAATGGTTGAAAACACATTCAAAAATGATATTATGGTATGGATATGGAGATTGGGTTACTAAGACTGGAATGACTGAACCATGGAATACCATGAATCAATTGAATATCCAATTTGATAAGAAATATTCTACGTCATCACCATCTTGTTTTGCTCATTTAGGTAGTCTCACACAAAAGAAACCTGTTACTAGTTTCCAAATATTAGGATAATTATGACTCTAGATTCTTCGTTACCATGGGAAAAGGTTGCAGAACCACAAAATGATTTTGTTGATTTAGATATGTTGTGGTATACTGCATATGAACTTTATGGATATACTAAACCAGCGCAGAAAAAAGAACTAAGTTTATTCGATGGAAGGATTGGTGTGAATCTATTCACTCCCAACAAAAATAAAACTTTCATAAATTATGATGATTATTCGAAAAATAATCTAGATAATCTACTGGAATTCACAATAAATTTGACTCCATATTCAGAACATGTTTCAAGATTCTTAGACGTATATCATCCATTCATGAAAGATGAACTAGATGATAATTATATTTTCGAGATGAATACAAATAATCTCGGTTGCTCTTGTGGTCCTATCTCTTATCCTAAAAGTGGTTCAATTGAGATTTGCAGCACATATACAAATCCAATCGGGGCTGGAGATGGAATAATACATGAAGTTTGGCATCAAAGGTTACACGCACTTGGTATAGATTTCGAAACACACTCAAAGTTGTTTTTCACAAATCAAGACGATGAATTATTTGACAGTCCAATTCGTAAAGATAAATTGCGTCCTATGCCTGCTGTTATTCAAGCACAATATAGTTATATTGGAGTAACTGAATATTACAAATCGTTGATTGATACTCTGTTCCATCCAACAGAATCTATTTTAGAAAGTAAACCAAAATATTCAAACTTATCTACAGCGAATCTAGATTCTTGGTTGAGAGCTAGTGCAAGAAATGTTTACAGAATTAGAGAAGGTGTTGAAACTATCAAGAACAACATCAAACCAACACCAGATATTGGAGAAAGATTCATTTATGGTTATATGCAATATGCTAATAGAGTAATTAATCAAGCAATAGAACAAATTAAATATTACGAACAAAAATTCAATGTAGAATATGATTGGGGTGTTAGATGATCGATTTAGTTACAATTTCTGATAATTTATCAATTTCTGAGTGCGCTCAAATTTGGCACATAGCAAATAAATTTCAAAATTATTCTGTTAAGTTACATATTGGATTAAGTAAAAATCCAGACCAACATCATCTATCTTCTCTTATCTATAAATTAGATTGGGAAAAGACTAATAATAATCCGAATCTAGATTTTGAAATTTACTTCCCAGAACAAATATTCAGTGTATGCAGATCAAAAGAAGATCTTAAGTGGGCGCTAATAGAAGAATATCTTAAAGAAAAGAAACAGATAGATTACATTGTATATATCCATCCGGATGTAATTTTTAGTCAACAATCTACTATCGATTTATGGGAAAATATTGAGAAGAAAACAGATTGGTTTGGTGGTGGAAGTTCAATTTATGGAAAAAATTTACAAAAAGAACAGAATTGGATTTCTATTGAAGAATATCCTTTGATCAATAATATCACTGATATCGATCTATACAAAAGCAATAAGTGGCCTTCGATTGCAATATTTTCAGACAGCATGAAGACTAGTCCAGAATACACTTCATGGAGACAATTTATACAAAATAAGTATCTAAACGGTGACAATTTGTTCGCTTGGGAGAAAAATAATGGCTGATTCGAAAATTTTTGAAACATTAGCATATAAAATGTTAAAAGAAATTTCTAAATATGGCGATCTTGGAATCAATGGAATTACTTCAACGTTCGACTGACCGATGTTAAGAAATTGGGTCACCCAGTTTGGGTTTTCTCCTGGATCTAGAGCAGGAGATGAACAAATATCAGAACCAGATCGTGCTAAGTTTATATCACAAATAGGCTCATATTTTGGATGGAATCCACCTCCAAGATCAAATTGGGCTGTTGAAGTTGCAAAAGAAGAATCAGATGATAGATATATAGTTACATTCATGAGATATGCAACAAAAGAAGAAGTTGATAGATTGTTAGGTAAAAACTACGAGAATTTTAATTCTAAATAAAGGAAATTTGATATGAGTATAGAAGTCAGTCCTGTTGGAGTTACATGCAATTTATCGTGTCCATATTGTTATGAACATCCCATGCGTGAAGCTGGGAATTTTAATGAAAAACCATATGATCTTGACAAGATGATTGCTGGTTTAGAGAAAGAAGGTGGGAAATTCGGATTATTTGGTGGCGAACCTCTATTAACTGATCTAGAAACCTTAGAAGGATTATGGAAATTTGGATTAGAACGATTCGGATCTAATCAAATACAAACAAATGGCACTCTGATCAACGAAAAACATATTGAATTGTTCAAAAAGTACAAAGTGCATGTGGGAATAAGTGTTGATGGACCAGATGAGTTAAATGATGCACGTTGGGCTGGGTCTCTAGAAGAAACTAGAAGAAGAACAAAAATGTCTATGGATGCAGCAGACAGATTATGTGATGAAGGAATTCCACCTAGCTTCATCGTAACCTTACACAAACTAAATGCCACGACAGAGAAGCTGCCGAAATTGAAAGAATGGTTTAAATATTGGGATTCTAGAGGTGTTTATAGTTCTAGATTACATACACTTGAAGTTGAGTATGATTCTATCAACGAAACTCTGGCACTATCAGACCAACGTAATATCGAAGTTATGTTAGAAATGGCTCAATTCGAATCCGAACTGCAGAAAATTAGATTCGATGTTTTTAATGACATAAAAAAGATGTTGATAGGACAAGATAATTCAGCCACTTGCACATTTCATGAATGTGATCCATATACCACAGATGCTGTGCGAGGAATCAACGGTCAAGGTGAGAGTGAGAATTGCGGTAGAGCGAATAAAGAAGGAATCAATTTTCTCAAGTCAAGTACCAAAGGATACGAGAGACAAATGGCTCTTTATCACACACCACAAGAATACGGTGGGTGTAGAGGTTGTAGATTTTTTATTATGTGTAAAGGTCAATGTCCAGGTACAGGAATCAAATATGACTGGAGAAATAAAACAGACAAGTGTGAGATGTATTTCAAATTATTTGAACATTTTGAAAACAAATATGAAGAAGCTGGCGTCTTACCGTTAAGTAAGAGTCCGGAACTATCACGGATAGAAAATATAATGTTCAATATGTGGTCGCAACAGAAAAGAACTGGAATACAAAATGTGATATTTCCTATTTTAAATTCTTAGATCTAAAAAATCTATTCATAATATTCGAATTATAATACATCCGACGTCCTTCAGAATCTACAGCTGTTAGGACGTCATTTTTAATCTGTAACTCTATTTCTGAATATGTTAATTCGCCTTTTGTCTTACACAACTTAACAATCTCACGTTTGAAATACTCCTCACCATATCTATAGATATCTTCAGCTAATTCCTGACAAGATCCCCAATATTCTTTCCAATCAGATTCAAGAACAATCTTCTTCTTTCTCTTCTTATCTTTAATCTTTTTTGTTCGATATGAATTGAATTGTTTCTTACCGATATATTTTCTTCCAGTCAAGATGTTTGTGATACAATACACAAATCCAAAATATCCTTCTGGAATATCTTCTAATTCTTTTTCTTCATAGATCCAATTCTTCATGAAAGATATTTATTATAAATACTTCTATATGCAATCATTCAAGAATTTCATCTCAGAAAATGCCTTAGATTATCATATTAAAAATTCAATACCTCTAAATGAGTGTATTTTTAGATGGGGATCTAAAGGACATTTCGATCTTATCTCCGAAGCAAGAGAGAGAAGAGATTCTATTCCACTATCTGAGATAGAAGAATGGATTCTTGATTCTGATATCGGCTCATTTGGAATTTATGAAGGTGAGACAGTACCATTAGATCTTCCTCTTGAAGAAGAACAAGAAGTAGAATTAGATTCACCCAAAAGAGGTGGAAAGAAAAAATTCTATGTGTACACTAAGAGTGATGCTGGTAATGTTATCAAAGTCGAATTTGGTGACACTTCTGGTTTAAATGCTAAGATTAATAATCCAGAAGCAAGAAAATCTTTTGCAGCAAGACATAAATGTGTCGAGAAGAAAGATAAAACTAAACCTGGATATTGGGCTTGTCGAATTCCTGCCTTCGCAAAACAATTAGGATTAAAAGGTGGGGGAAAATTTTTTTGGTAGAGATTATGACATATAAACAAAAAAATATTAGTGAAAGAGTCTTTATCAGAGAATTCTCTGAAACAGTTGAAACTACTGAATTAATCTGGCACAGAGATCGACAAGATAGAACGATTAAGGTGTTGGAAGGAACTGGTTGGAAGATACAATTCGATAATTCTCTACCCGAAGAATTACTTAAAGGAACTAGCATCAATATTCCTAAAATGGTTTTTCATAGATTATGGAGAGGAAATAATAAACTCATTATAGAGATCACAGAAAATGCCTAATATATCATCAATCGATCAATCTAATCCAGCTCTATTTAAAATCGTCTTCAGTAAATTCCCTAATATAGAATTCTGGTCTTATTCAGTAAACCTTCCTGGTGTAACTATTGGCGAAGTAATCCAACCAACTCCAATTTATGATCTAAAGCTTCCTGGTGACAAATTAACATACGATCCTTTGGTGTTGAATTTTATCGTACAAGAGAATCTAGCAAATTGGATTGAAATATACAATTGGTTATTTGCTATAGGAAAACCTGTAGATATCACACAATATAGAAATAAGGTTCGAGAAAATCCATCATTATCAGAAAAACAGAATATATATTCCGATATGCAGTTATTCATATTATCTACGAAATCTAATCCAATCGTTAAAGTCACTTTCGTAGATGTCTGGCCAGCTGCTCTGTCACCATTAACATACGATTCATCAATTTCCGACGTGTCACCCTTAACTAGTGACGTCACACTCAACTTCTCATATTATAAATTAGAGGCAATTTAATGTTATCTTTCACAAAATATCTAGTAGAAGCTCAAGGTTTAACAGGTAGAAGACCTGGTGAAACATTTACCGATAAGGATGGGAATACACTAGTATTCCAGAAAGTCGAATTTTTCGATGCTGCAGAAGATGCTGGAGACGTCTCTGATGCTACTCCAGTGAATAAACCACTATCTAATCTAACAGGATTGGGTGTTGTTGAATTCAAAACTCAAATGGGTAATACAGTAAGATTCGTCAAATATATTAAACCGAAAACAGCTAAGTGGGATAATTCTAATCCAGGTTATTTTGAGTACAAATCGAAAGCGACCGCAAAAGAACAATCCGGTTTAAAACCATCTGACTTCTTAACAAAGATGGATAATCTATCACAAAACGATCTTTTGAAACAAGTTGAGAAAGCATTCGGCAAAGATTCGCCTCTATATACAGCAACTAAACAAGCTATCAATAGCAAAAATAATACATATCCAATTTCGATTCCAATCGGAGATCTATCTGAAACCGGAATTACAAACTACTTTGCTGAAATACTACAACCAATTGCTTTAATTAGGGGCGATTATACTGGTAATGCATCAGATGGAATCAAATCTTTAGTTGGAACTGAAGATATTTCCGATTTCAAAATCAATTTTCCTAAAGGTGTGACTCAAGGTCTTTACGATTCTTACTTAACTTCTGGTGATTCACAAATCAACATTTCTTCT